GCAACGTCGCGCACTTCGAGCACTGGCGCGCCAAGGGCGACGGTAGCTTCGCCAAGCACATGGCGCTGGGTGACTTCTACGACGGCGTCATCGACGCGCTGGACCCGCTGGTGGAGGCCTATCAGGGGGCCTTCGACCTCATCGGCACCATCCCCGTGCCGGACACGTCCAAGACCGCCATCCTGCCGCTGCTGGAGGCTGACGCGGCGTGGATCGAGGCGAACCACGAGAAGGTCTGCAAGGGCAATCGCGCCGTTGCGAACTTGATTGATGCCATAACGGCAGTATACCTGTCGGCCATCTACAAACTCCGCAACCTGAAGTGAGATCGGCCGGTGGACTATCAGTTTCTCTTTAACATCGCATTCGGCATCGCAGGCTTTTTGGGAGGGTGGGTCTTGAATAATCTCTCGAAGGCTATTGAGCGCCTCGACAACGACCTGCGCGCCCTGCCGATGACGTATGTCACAAAGGACGACTGGAAGGACGCGATGAAGGAGATGAAGGAGGAGATGCGCTCCGGCTTCGACAAGCTGGACCACACACTCGGCACCATCTTCTCAAGGCTGGACAAGAAAGAGGACAAGGCGCGGTGAAAGGGAACTTCGACGCCTGCCTGAAGGAAGTGCTGAAGCACGAGGGTGGGTATGTGAACCACGCTTCCGACCCCGGCGGCCGAACCAACCTCGGCGTCACCCAGCGCGTCTACGAGGACTGGGTCGGCCACTCGGTTAACGAGAAGATCATGCGCGGCCTGACCGTGCAGCACGTCACGAAGCTGTACAAGGTCAAGTACTGGGACGCCGTGAAAGGCGATGACCTGCCGCAGGGCCTTGACCTGTGCGTCTTTGACTTCGGTGTCAACGCTGGCACGAACCGCGCGGCGCGCTATCTGCAGCGCATGGCGGGCGTCCTCAGCCCGGAGCAGGACGGCGTCATCGGCCCGAAGACCCTGTCGCTTCTCGACCAGTACATCCGCTCCAAGGGGCGCGAGTACGCGGTCATGGAATATCAGGACATGCGCCGCGACTACTACAAGCTGCTGAAGACCTTCCCCACCTTCGGCAAGGGCTGGCTGAACCGCGTGCGCGACGTCGAGCGCGCTGCGGTTGCGATGGCGAAGAAGTTGCCGTGAAGGTGCCACCCATCGAGACCCACGACGGACGGCGCGCGTGGGCCTTCATCGCCATCTGGGGCGGCTGCGTCACCTTCACGATCTTCGCGGCCGTCGCCGTCTGGTTGGTCTCGGGCAACGAACTCTACAGCCTGTACCTCGGCCTCGCGGCGCATGCGCAGGTGCTCGTGGGCATGACGGCTCTCGGTTGGGCCATGGGCCGCCGTGTTCGTGCCGAGGCAGGCAGGGACGGCGTGAAATTGGATGACAGCGGTGCCGGGGGTGTTTAACCCGGCTATCCTATGGGGCGCGGGCGCCGCGCTGCTACTGGGTCTCTTCGCGGGCTGGTCTGTCCGTGATTGGAAGGCGGACGCCGACACACTGGCGGCGTACGTGCGGGCTGATCGGCTCCGCGAAGAGATGCAGGCCAAGATCGACGGCGCGTCGACCGGCTATGAGGACTGGCGCGGCGGCGCGGAGACTACGAACATCGAGACGCGCAACACCATCAGGGAGATATACCGGAATGTTGAGGTGCCTTCTGATTGTGCCGTGCCTCCTGCTGGCGTCGGGGTGCTCCAAGGCCGTGTCGCCGGTGTCAATGCCGCTGCCACCGGCAAACCTGTCGTCGCCGTGCCGGACTGTGCCGACGGTGCCGGAGCCGCTGCTCGACCCTGACCGCCTGCAGTGGGAGGTCGACGTGCTGGCCGCCTACGAGGACTGCGCCGTCAAGCACCGCTTGACAGTCGAGGCGTGGCGGGAGGCTGTCAAAGCCGGTGAAAAGTGATATAGGGGTCTAGCCATGGCAACAACGATGACCTTCACGACGCTGAAGCAGGACGTGCAGCGCTACCTCGAGCGCGGCGCGACGCTCGCGTCCGACCCCGTCGTCTTCGAGCAAATCCCGCGCCTCATCAACCTCGCAGAGCGCCGCATCGCCCGCGAGCTGAAGGTGCAGGGCTTCATCAACGTCGTGACCACGACGCTCAATCAGGGCCAGTCGGTCTACGACAAGCCCGACCGCTGGCGCGACACGGTCTCGATCAATATCGGCACGGGCGTTGGCAACACCAAGCGCAAGACGCTCTTCATCCGCGACTACGAGTATCTGCGTAGCTACTGGCCCGACGAGAGCGAGACGGCGGAGCCGATCTTCTACAGCGACTACGACTACAGCCACTGGCTGATCGCGCCGACGCCCGACGCGGCCTATCCCATCGAAATCCTGTACTACGAGCTGCCTCCGCTGCTCGACGACACGACGCAGACCAACTGGCTGACCGAATACGCGCCGCAGCTCCTGCTCTACGGGGCGCTGCTGGAGGCCACGCCGTTCCTGAAGAACGACGAGCGCATCCCGGTCTGGCAGTCCATGTATGACCGCTCGGCGGCAATGCTCAACGGCGAAGACCTCGCCAAGATACTTGACCGCTCTGCCGTGAGGAAAGAAGCATGAGTTACACGCAGGTCTTCGGCGGCACGACGATCTACCCCTCGGACGTGTCCTATCTGGCGCTGGCCCTCTCCGCCGATAAGGCGTTGGAGTGGCCGCTTGAGAGCAACGACCCGTCGAACCCGGCGGCGCGCATCATCGACGTCACGACGAGCGGCTCCTACAGCGTCACGCTGCCCGACGCCACGCAGACGGGCGCGGGTCAGACGATCCTGTTCAACAACCTGCCCGCCAGCACGAACAGCTTCCTCGTCAAGGACTACAGCGGCAGCACCATCGCCACGGTCGGCGTCGGCGAGCAGTGGCAGGTCTACCTGTCCGACACCAGCACGGCGGCGGGCACTTGGCGCGTCTTCCGCTACGGCGCCTCGACGGCGACCGTGCAGGCATCTGCGCTGGCAGGTTACGGCTTGACCGTCACGTCGAACACGCTCTCGCAGTCGCTGCCGGTGACGACGTTCAATACCAGCCCGCGCACGCTGCTTGCGACCGACCGCGCCTCGGCGCTTGTCTGGACGGGCACGGGCACCGGCACGCTGAACCTGATCGGCGCGGCGACTGTCGGCAACAACTTCTTCATAGCGGTGCGCAACAGCGGCGGTGGTGACCTGACTGTCGACGCGGCGGGCAGCGAGACCATCGACGGCGCGCCCACGCTCGCCCTGCGTCCGGGCGAGAGCGCGAACCTCCTGACGGACGGCCTAACGTGGTACACGCTGGGGCTGGGCCAAGAGGCGGTCTTCGCCTTTGACTACACGTCGATCACCGTCACGGGCGGAACATACACGCTTGCGGGCAGCGAACTTAACCGCATCGCCTACAAGTTCGTCGGCACCCTGTCAGCCGACCAGTACGTTGTCGTCCCCTCGACGGTGCAGCAGTACTGGGTCGATAACGCCACGACCGGGGCCTACAACTTCTACCTGCAGACGAGCGGCGGCACGCCTGTCGGCGTCGGCCAAGGCACGCGCGGCATCTACTACTGCAACGGGACCAACGTGGTCGACGCCGACACGGCGACCATCTCGCTTCCGGTGGGCGCCACCGACGGCGGCACCGGCATCACCAGCTACACCACGGGCGACCTGCTCTACGCCAACAGCGCCACGACGCTTGCCAAGTTGGCGGACGTTGCAGTCGGCAACGTCTTGCGCTCCGGCGGCGTGGGCGTCGCCCCGGCGTGGGGCAAGGTGGTCCTGACGACTGACGTCAGCGGCACGCTGCCGGTGGCGAATGGCGGCACGGGCGTGACAACCTCGACCGGCTCCGGCTCGGTCGTTCTCTCCACGTCACCAACCCTCGTCACTCCGACGCTGGGCGTGGCGTCCGCCACGAGTTGCGCAACTGGGCTAGGCGCTGCGGCAACGCCGTCGCACACCTTCACGGGCGACCTGAACACCGGCTTCTGGTCGCCGGGCGCGACATTCTTGCGGCCAGCACCGGCGGCTCTGAGCGGATGCGCATCAGCAGCACCGGCAATGTCAGCATCGGCAATACCAACAATACCTTTAAGCTCGATGTTTCTGGGGCCGCGGCCATTCGCGGTGATGTCAATATCAACCCAACTGCGGGTGCTGATGGCATCATCAACTTCGACAGTTCGAACTTTTACAACTTCCTGAACTTCAGGAATGCGGGAACTACGTTTGCCTCAATTTTCGGATACTTAGGCAACGGTGTCTTTTACAATGCGGACCAGCACGTATTTCGCACCAACTACGCTGGCTCGACCGAGCGTATGCGCATCACCAGCGCGGGCAACGTCGGGGTCGGCACCACCACCCCCGATGCCAACGGCAAGGTGGACATCCTTGGCAACATCGACCCCGGCACTACGCCTTCCGCGCTCTCGGTGCGCAATACGGGTGTGGCGGGCGGCACCGCCGCTGCCCAGTACGGCATCCGCGTCAGCAGCCAGACCTACAATAGCGCCTCCTCCAGCTACGGCATCTACGCGTTCTCCCACCAGAATGTCGGCAATACGACTTACGGTATCTGGGGTGATGCGGGCTCTCCTACGCAAGTGGGGAGTTCCGCGCAGCCATTTTATGGCGTTACAGGCCGCGCCTACTTCAACTCGGCGGCATCCCACGGCCTCACCAACGGAACCCTCCCTGTCGGCGTCTACGGCACGGTGGTCTCAACCGGATCGACGAATACCGCCATCTCGGCTGCCGGGTACTTCACCAACGCCGCGACCTTCGGGTCCGAGGCGTATGGCATTTATGTCAATGTGGCGACCGGGCCGACGACCACGATTGCGGCGCGCTTCGACTTCGCGGGCACTGAGGTCGCGCGCATCGACAGCGCGGGCGGCATCCTGTCTCGCGGCACAGGTGGTATCGGCTACCGCACAGGCGCAGGCGGCACCGTCACTCAGGTTACCAGTCGTACGACGGGTGTGACGATCAACAAGACCACCGGCTCGATCACCCTCGTGTCGGCTGCAGGAACGACGACGTGGCAGAGCTTCACGGTAACGAACTCAACCGTAGCTGCTACCGACGTCATCAAAGTCGTTCAGCGCTCCGGCACTGACCTGTACATGATCCATGTGACGAATGTCGCCGCTGGCTCCTTCCAGATCACCTTCGCCACGACCGGCGGCACCACGACGGAGCAGCCGGTGTTCAACTTCGCCGTCATCAAGGGAGCCACCACATAATGGCCGTCACCAACACTTGGACCGTCATCCAGATGGACTGCTACCCCGAACTCGACGGGGACACGGACGTCGTCTTCACGGTCCACTGGACGCTGACCGGCACGGATGGCAGCCACACCGGCTCGGTCTACGGATCACAGGCGGTGGCGCTTGATCCCAGCGCGCCCTTCGTCCCCTACAACCTGCTCTCTGAGGAGCGCGTTCTTAGCTGGGTGTGGGACGCCATGGGTGCCGAGCAGGTCGCTGCTTACGAGGCCAACGTGGCCACGCAGATCGCCAACCAGATCAACCCTCCGGTGGTGACGCCGCCGCTGCCGTGGTGAGGCCCTGATGGCCGAGAACATTGTCCAGATAAGGTCGCAGCCCGGCATCAAGCGGGACGGCACCCG